TGCTACATACATTTTATATCTGTCATCGATAGTTGTACATGCGGTTTTGCGGTCTGATTCACTTTCTGAACCTATAAATTGTTGTGTAAAATGTTTTTTAATTTTTTTTAATTCGTCGATATCAGCTGAATCAATCGATGGTTCACATTTACCACATCCCGTTATCATAGCTTTTTTGTATTTCCAGTCTTTGGTTTTATAACGTATTTTTTTTGCGAAATCACACAAGTCTCTTCTTTCACTACAATCAGCATTATATTTTCTATTACGTTTTTCAAAACTTGATTTGCGTCCAGAACGTCTACGACCAGAACGTCTACGACCAGAACGTCTACGACCAGAACGTCTACGACCAGAACGTCTACGACCTCGGCTTTTACGACCTCGGTTCTTACGAACAGAACGTCTGTGACCAGAACGGCGTCGTGATTTTCGGACACAGCCGGTGTTTTTTCTCCAAACGCATCCACGAGTTTTTTTAGAGCGATTATTGCACATCAGTTTAGAGAATTGACCGCATTTGCTGCGTTTTTTAGATTTTTTGTTTGGACTTTTACGTCGAGATTTTTTTGCCATTTATATATTAGAAAGAAAAAATATTTTGTTAAAAATATTTTATCGAAAATATTAATTTGTTAACTTATCACGAACACACATAAGACAATCACCAATAATATTATCAAAAGACAATTTGTGATCCTGATTCTGAACCTGATTTGTCGGATTCAGATCACAAAATAAAGATGATAAATGAAAGAGTTTATAAGGGTCACATAAGATATTTTTGTGAGTACTTGATAAAATTTTTTTGAGTTTTTTATGTTGAGATAATTTTAGAAAGTAGGCATTGGTGATAATATCTTTGATATGTTGAGCCCAAATGTTTTGATCGAAGTTTTTGATAAAGAGTGTATGATCAAAGATGGTTTGATTGTTTTGTGCGTGTTTGATAAGTTGATAAGTAATAGTGTCATTAAATAACAAAGTTTTTTGACAAGAAATATAATGAAAAATACTGATGTAGCGGCATTCTGATTTATTATCTTGATCAACAAAATGATTATAAGTGTCAAAGATAGAGAAAAATTTAAATTCTGGTGGTAGAGTTATAATTGTTTTATCAATAGACATTTTATATAATTATTGACGAATGAATAAAAATCATTTTTTAATATAAAAAAATATAATATCATATATTATAAAGAATATTGTATGATATTAGGGTTACCAGCAGAATTACAGAGAAAGATAATGACAAATTTACCAGCACGGTATTTAAAAATGACTCATCATACTTGTAAAGAGTTGAAAAGTTTAGAATTAACGAAATTGTTAACGGGATGGTATTTAGAATGTTTAACATCATTAGATCAATATATTTCTTATAACAGAAGAATACAATATAATAGAATGGATAAACGAAAAGGATCAATATATTGTATGTACGAGATGATTGAGCATATAAATCGTATGGTGGGTGATTATACTGTATGGGATATGTATGATACACTTTTGCATGATTTTAAGTATATTTTAACACGTCGAATATTTGAGAGTCCGGAAAGAGCTATATTTGATCCAGCGATTAATAAAACTTTAGAAAAGAAAATATTACGTTTAGGAAATATAAAGAGATTTAGATATATTAGAGAAATTTTAAAGAGTATGACATTAAGAGCATTAATATTGTAAAAATATTTATACAATATAAATATTTTTATACAAGTATATATTTATTCTTCAATTGTTTCATCAGGATCCTGATCATCATCGGAATCATTTTGATTAATTTCATCCTGAATAGAATCACCAATATCATCTTGAAGAGTACGAATACGATAACCGGACCATTTGCTACCACGTTCCATTTCGCCCCAAGCTTTTAAGAAATATTCTTTTACTTCATTTTTAACAGGTAGTGTATTACCTGGATTTGAATCTTTAAACCATTCTTTGAATTGACTATAAACTTCAATGAGTGATATTTTTGCACCAGTGTCTTCAATGATAATTTCTTCAACAAATTGTCGGTAAACATCATTTTTGCGTTTATAATTAGCTGTTGCCATAAGAACTTTTTCTGGTTCTGTACGTTTTTTGAGATGTTTTCTATGGTTAAGCAGAACCCATGCGAAAGCTTTTGTCAGACCTTCAAGTTTTTCAGCAAAGTGCGGATCTTTAGGAAAACGTTTTTGAGCAATTTGTTCTTCAATATTGTCTGGAGCTGCGTCTGTAAAAGTTGTTTCGAAAGGAATAACACGAATACGATTCCATGCAGCTTTATCAGAATATGGTAGTTTTGGAGGTTCATTACAAATTAGAGTCAATTTAAACATTGGTGTAATTTCTGAACCTTCTTTATAGAGACCACGAGCAAAGAACGTATCATTACCTGACAGTTCTTTCAAGATACCGATATTGATAGTGTCAGTTTGATCAGGTTCCTGAAGAACAGCCCAACGTACGCCATTGCCAGCGCGAACCAATTCGGGACAAGCTGCAGATGCTTGAGTACGTTTGCCAATGATGATGGCAGTGGGAAGTTTGATGGAGTAAGCGCCCAACATTTTTTCAAAAAGTGATTGTGTAACAGATTTACCGTTGTCACCTTCACCGGACCATACAGCTACAAGTTTTTGAGGATTACCACCGATAAAAACATCAGAGGAATGATCCATGAAGTAATCACGTACGGATTTATCAGGAAAGATTTTTTCCAAGAAATCATGAACATCAGCGACGCGAGAGTCATGTTCGGTCATGGATGCTTCATAATCAACACCGAGTTGTTTACTGATATAATCATCGGGATGGCCAATACGAAAGGTGTGTTGTTTTACATCGTATACACCGTTACGAAAGCCAACGATCCATGGGTTAGCATCAAGTTTTTCAAGAAAGTGTCCATTATAGAAAACTTCCATAGCTTCTTTCATGACGTTATTTTTGAAGGGAGCTGATTTCAAGTTATTGATGAGTTTTTGTGCACGAGTAAGTTTTTCATTATAAAGTGCTTTTTCATGTTCAGCACAAGTGGCGAGTTTTTTAAACATTTCTTGTCCCATAGTTTCATAATGATGAACGATTTCATCAGAGATTTTAGATCGCAAACCAATACCATCATCCATACGTTTCCAAACATTATTTTCGAATTCCCACCATTCTTTATACATAATAGAGGAGCAAACATATTTATCTCTATATTGTTCATACAAAGCTTTAGCAATATCATTATGAGAACCATATAGAGATTTATCAATATGAGGAGAAACTAATTTTGAAATAAAATCATTATAAGCTTTAGGGTTATCTTGTTTAGCAAAGTAACGTAGTGTGCCGATAGTAATATCTTTTTTAATCATTTTACTCCATTCAAAACGGCAACCTGATTCATCATATTTTTCACCACATCTTTTAGAGAAATCAAGCCATAGTTCAAGACCTTCCAAAGTACCATCTGAAATATTAAAGAGAGTCCATCCGATGGTTATCCAATCATTATAACCATCAGCTCTTGAGTCATCAATCATGTTAATCAATTCAGCTGCATGTTTAAGTTCGGCTTCAATTGATTCTCTAACATATTGTTTTTTATCAGAACTTTTGAGAGTTTTACAATCGTTCATAAGAGGATATGATAGATCTTGTTTTATTTCTTTAATTTCGCGTCCAAATGGAATGATGGAAAGAATTCTTGGAAGGTAATAAGATACTTTACCAGATATATCAATTTCTCTTTCTTTTTCATCAAAAATTTTATAATCATCAAGTGCATCATCAATTGCCAAGACGTCGCCATTTGCGTCAATAACCTTAGTAGCAATATATGATTCAAAGCTTGCTTCTTTAGCGGAACCGTAAAGAAGCCAAGGAACTTTTGTATAAGATGCATCGATAATTTTATCAATGTCTGTAAAGCCAAGATCATCAAATATTTGAGAATCTTGAATAACAGATTTTACTCGAGGTAAGAGTTGAACTTCATGATCAGCTTTTTTCAAAAAGATATTGGGGAAATGAAGATGAAAACCATTTTTAATATAAGTATTATTACCTTTTTTAACACTATATGGGGCTTTTTCAAGAACAACACATTTGAGATCATCATCAGAGCAATCATCAAGAATTTTACGCAAGACAGATTGATAACAACCGACGGTTTCAAGAATATGTTCTTCAGTGTAATATAGAATTTCAATATTATCGAAATCATTTGATGGATCACCAGAAGAGCTATCATCTGTTTTAACAAGATGTTTGAGATCGACATCAACCAATACAGGTAAATATTGTTGTGGTTTTTCAGCAATAGACATTTTATTATTTTTTTTAACTGAATCTTGGTAAGATTTCCAAAAAGATTCCATAGTTCTTCTATCTATTTGATATTTGCCTTTTGGGTTGAACAGAGACACGTGTGTCCATACAACACCGTCTACACGATGTTTAGATAGTAAGTTATTTAGTTGTGTAGAAGTCATAGTTAGTATATATTGATATTATATTTTTTAATTTCATTTTTAAAAAAAAAATATTCTTAATATTAACAAAATAATTAAGAATATTTTTTTTACTGAAACTAAAAACTTCTCATTATCAGAATTGTATAATAATGATTATAAACATTATATAGATTTGAATGTCAAATATTATTTCAAAAACATACAAACATTATTTGATAAATTATTATTTCAAAATTTATTAAGTAAAAAATGTGAAATAATTTATAAATCATCAAATAACAAATCAAATCATATTATAATTCAATTTGATAATATTTTTGATTTATTTGATTTTGTTAAAAATATTAAACATATTTTCAACATAAGATCAATCCGATCTTTCAAAAAATCATTATTTAATAATTTGTTTAACACAAATTACAAATCAATCGATAATTCAATTGACTTGCCAAATTATGAAACGAACAACGAAACGAACAATGAAACGAACAACGAAACGAACAACGAAACGAACAATGAAACGAACAACGAAACGAACAATGAAACGAATGAAATTGAATTATTACAAAAAATAATATGTTGTATATTTAGAAATGAAATTAATGAAATTTTACAATATATAAATGAAGATAATAAAGACAAAATATTAATTTTATTTGATCAAGAACAATTAAAACATAATTTTGAGAAAAATGATCTGTGTATTAATTTATTGAATGATGATATGATGAATAATTGTGAAGATGATAAGTTTAAATTAAATATAGAAATTATAAAAGAGTTAATAAAACAATATAGTGAAAATATAACAGAACTTGAAGTAATAGAAGAAAATATGATACTACAGCAAATGTATATTAATAAATTGAAAATATTTACTCAACTTGAATGTCTAAGAAAAAGTGAAAATATAATTAAAGTACCAATACCAAGAATACCTTTGTATTATACGTGTGGTGAAATGATTAATTATGCATGCATTGAAACACAAGATTCAGAATCCGATTCAGATACAGAAGGTATATTGCCTATTGAATTAATAACTAATGATCATTGGTCAAATGAACCATATACGGATTATACATCATTAAAGATTTTGAATTGGATTGGTATTCAAGAAGAAAAACCATTTGGAATAACTATGTGTGTAAATAATAGTCCAATATTATATTTCATGAATATACGAAAATGTGAAAAATATTTAAAAATATTAACTTTAATGATATTACAAAAACTAAGATCAAATGAACCGGAAACTGAATATGTTATATTAAAGACAGATACGGGATATATAATAAAGAGGTGTATATGGAATATAATATTTAAACTATATAAGGAAGTATATAGAACTGATATGGTTCCGATATATAGACCATAAAGTAAATGTTTAATAAAAATTAATTAAAATAGTAATTAATTTTTGTTACCGATTTCTCTATTTTGTAGATTTTTGAGTTTACGTAGATGAGAGATTTGTTTGTAATATTTTTTAAATTTTTTTTGTAAAATTTTGATAAGGTATGTTTTATTTATGACTGGTACAAATGGTACTGGTTTGTTTAATGGTTGCCATAAAAAGTGTAGATGTAATGTATGTTCAGAATTCATGTTTTGAAGTTCTATATTTCTGTAGTTGAAATGATCCCAAAAATCAACCATTGTATCTGGTTTTAATTGAATAATTAAAGTGTCGTTCATATAAATATTAGAAAATGAAGTAATTCCAAAAAAATAAACCATTTATTTTATTTTAATATATTTATTAAAATAAAATGTTGGAAAAAAATGAGTCGAAAATAATTATAGCTGGTATTGTGTTTATATTATTATATACGTGTTTATTATGGATTTTATTAAGACCTTCAAGTATTAATACAACAGTTGGTAAGATTAATAAGATGAGAGATAAATATACAAAAACATTGAAAGAAAAATATATCAGAAGACAAGAAAAATATTATGTAGATCTTTCAAATAAGATTAAACAAAAATTAATACCTATACTTGAAAATAATGTGTCATCTAATGGTGAAGGATTTTTAGTTAATCCGGATACAGAATTATCACCAGCACTTGAAAGATTAAAAAATGCACAAATTGGTTTAACAAATTCTCAAGATGGTACACATACGCTAGATAAATTTCAAATAAATTTGTGTGATGCTGCACATACGGATAGAGCTATATTAAATATGGATATGTTGGTTGGAGCGAATATTATAATTAAAGAATGTACATGTCCTTCTGAAACTCCATGTTTTGATGAAACGGCTGAACAAGACAATAAATGTAACGCAAGGGAAAAAAATATTACAATGAATGATTTAAAAGAAAATTTAAAATATAAATCGTATTCTGAACATGTAGCAACATCTATGATTGGTAGTCAATATAATAAACCAGATGATGTACCGATTAACCAAGTATATAAAAAAATAGTAGATGAAGGTATTTGTAATCATAAACATGAAGATTGTCAAAAACGAGTTGCAATCATTCAAATGTCAGATTATGAGGTTAAAGTTCCTTTAATTAATTATACAAATGATAAGGCTTTACAAAGTAAAATTGATAATAATCATGTTGTTGATACATCAAATTTTGAATTTAATAAAATTATAAAATTAAAATTTGATGAATCAAATGAGATTAATTTTATTAATATGGATCTAAATAATTCAAATAATACATTATTACATGTTATGATACATGAATATGCTCACGTTATTAATGATACAATAGGACATGATATAAAATGGCAAACATTATTCGATCATTTGTTAGTTATAGCTGCTTCACAAGGATGGTATGAAATTAGAAAAGATCCAGATTTAAAAACATATTGTGATGCTAAATATGATGAATAATCGGAATCCTACGGATCGGAATCCTACGGATCGGAATTAAAACAATTAATTTTAT